TTTAGTTGGATATGATGTAGTATATCCACCATTATCAAAGTATGTGATACTATAATCAGAAGGAACTTTAAGACCTGGAGTTACCATTACAACACCGTCACTATTTTTAGTTTCTACAGTTTCGTAATGGTGAGTTGAGTACAGATTATCATAAGTATCATACTTCTCTAGGAGGAAGGAATCAAATGATCTTTGAGTTAATGGCCATTCTGTTTGAATATTTTGAATATTATTACAAACTAAAACTAACCAATCTAAATTTTGATCACCATAAAATTCAGCTGCAACATTATCTGGTCGATCGTCTCCTGTAATCTGATACTTTGAGAACACAGAAAGATCTTGAAAAATATCTTCTCTGAGTTTGCCTCTTTTAAATAGATTTTTTACAGGAATGTAGTCGGATATATTAGCATCTGGAAGCCTACTAACATATTCAAAATTTGGAACTCTGCTAAAGTAGTTTGACATTTTTAGAATCCTATTGCGTCTGCGGGAATATCTCCATCATCATAATCTTCGAAGAATACAGGCTCAAGTTCTTTAAATGACATTGATATTGTATATGATGTCATAACTCCATCTTCATATGTAGAGTAGTTTCCATCTGGAGTATAATCAACCTCAAATGATGTCATTGCACATTCTTTCATTCTTCCAATAAATTTATGTTCTTCTCCTGCATCTACTCCTCTATGAAGATAGTGTACCTGGAAAGTATTTGGTGCTTTTAAGAATAGGTTTGCAGATTCTCCACCACTTCCGCCACCTTTTTGTGGTGCCATATTTTGTTTGAAGAATCTAATAATTGCTATAATTTGTTTTGCTTCGTCTGCGTTCCTTGCAGACATTCTAAATGTAAAAGAGAATGGTCTCAATGATGGTTTTTGGAAAAGAAGTTCAAGGTTAGGATTAATGATTTTTCCTGCGGTTCTTGATAAAAGTCCTTTTACTTGTGCAGCATTTTCTGAAAATTTAGTTGCTAAAGCTTCTGTAACGTCCGCCGAGTCAGTTTGTATTTGACCTTTGATTTCGTCTATAGCTTTTCCCATACCAGCACCTCCTCCAGTGATGGTTTTCATTGCGAATCCTGCCAGTGCTATTTGACCAGGATCCATTGTTTCTTCACCCCAACCAGCAGCATTCTGATCTTTGATACCAGACTGAATAGGAAGAGTTACTGTTCCCTTGCTTCTACCACCTGTGGTTCCAACTGGAACTCTGGGTCTACCTCCAAAAGTGAATCCAGATAATTGTTTTACTGCATATGAGAGTGCAGTAAATTGTATAACATCCTGTCCTTCTGCTATAGTTTCAGGATACTGCATGTTTTCAAAAACTTTGGTATTATTAGTTGATGGGGGTGCATCCTGCGAATCTCCAGATTCTGGTTGTGTGGAGGTATTTTTTGCACTATCAATAATATTACCTTTCTCTTCAGGTGATATAGTTGGTTCTTTATCTATTTTTTTCTGAATATTAGCATCAATATTTTTTTGAATATCACTTCTTTTACTTGAACCTAGATCCTTGACTAAATCAGCACCTGCTACTCCATCCATTAAAGGATACTTTGGATCAGAAAATTGATATGTTTTTCCACCATCCTTTGTAATTGCTGCAGGTTGCCAAGTTCCATTTTTAACAATATAAACTACACTTTCAGATCCTGTTATTTCTGTTCCAGATCCTTGAGTTACTGTTGTAGCAGTTGCATGATAAATTCCTGTTCCTGAACTGCTTCCCATCGCACCAGGTTTTTTGCCAACTTCAGTTTTTGATTGACCAGAACAAATTGATCCAGCTGGACATGGAGGGGTTCCTGCACCTTTAGCCCAATCGAACAATCCCATTTATCGACTACTTATTTTATCTATTTAGCACAACTTTCTTATAGTTTAGTGACATAAGGTCATCAAGTTCTTCTTGTTGGACAACATAAACTTGACTTCCTAGTTCTGCCCAAGTATATTGTCTATAATCTCTGAGATGAAAGTTAATTCCACGAAATCCCCATGGTAATATATCACTTACTGCAACTAATGGGTGTTGATCATATTTTAGTTTAGGTGTCTTTGCAAAGTATTTGAAGGTACATATAGTTCCTGCTTCAGGTATTGGTGTCACAGTATCATTCAATGCATATAGTATCAAATCCATCCTATCTTCAAGATCTTTTTCAGATTTAAACTCTTGAATGTTAGGTTCTATGCGGTTCATTTGATACCTAGTTCGTCTTCTGTGATTATTTTAAAATTTATTCTTCTGTCTTCACAAAATTCAACTGCTGCTTTCCACTTTGCTTGATTGACAGCATATGTTTTACATTCATAAATGTAAGACTTAGTAACCCTTGATTTCTTTTTGGGTGCTATTGTCTGCCTTTTTGGTTTTACCTCTATCACATAAGTCTTAATATGACCTGTGCTTTCCTTTACTTTCATTATAAAATCTGGAAAGTAACGATGAACTCTATTATCTATTGGTGAAACATAAGGAATATAAAATTCTTCACTACCCCACTCAAGAATGTTTTCATTTAGATCACAATAACGGCAAAACTTTCTTTCCCAACTACTACGACATATTATATTATTGGAGTTTCCTTTATATTTTTTAGGAAATGATGGTTTGTATTTACTTTTAACACTTTCTCCCATACATAGTATACAAGGTAAAAACTATTTATAAATGGCCTCTAAGAAATCATTTAGTGATATAAGAGCATCAATATTAAGACCTGCGATGACCTCGCAGTTTATGGCATATATTAATTTTCCACAAACTGTTAAAACCTACCTAAGCAATAGAGGTCTTTCAAATCATCAAGGTAAAGTTCTTACTGGGGGGTTAAATCTTGCTTGTACAGAAGCATCTCTTCCTGGTTCTTCTCTAGCAACTTTAGAACTTACTAGTGATCATACTGGTGTGACTGAAAGGCATGTTCATAGAAGAATGTTTGATGAAAGAATTGATTTAACATTTTATGTTGATGCTGCGGAATATCTTCCAATTAGAGCATTTGAATATTGGAAAGAATATATTGTTAGTGGAAGTTCTGCGAATGGTAAGACATCAGATGATCTTGCTGCTGGTGATTATTATCATAGAATGAAATATCCTGATAGTTACATAACTGGAGGAGGAGATAATGGTGGTGGTCTTAAAATTGTAAAATTTGAAAGGGATTTTGATGGATCTTTTAGAGGTAATGGTCCTCGTACCGTTAATGGAACAGGAACTGGTATTACTTATAACTTTGTAAGAGTATTTCCAATATCAGTTGCATCTATGCCTATTTCTTATGAAGCATCTTCACTTTTAAAATGTACAGTATCACTATCATATGTTAGGTATTTCTTAGAAGGAGATACGGGAGATTCTGATAGCACTACTACTCAATCACCACAAGCCAGTACAACACCTCCCCAAAAACAACAAGAGGCGAATCGTAATGATGACTTCGGAAACACTGCAGGTCCAGGCACTAAATATGGTGAGAGAGATACTGCTACCGGTGCTTTAATGAATGGTGGAAGTGATGGACCTCTCATCACTACAAGACAAGAACTCGGATTAGATCCAATATAACCACAATAAATAATCACACTGAAACATATCTATAGGTCATTATGCCATTACCAAAAATTGTTGCCCCAACTTATGAACTTGAGTTGCCATCGACAGGACAAGATATTAAATATAGACCTTTTCTAGTAAAAGAAGAGAAGGTTCTTGTGATCGCATTAGAGAGTGAAGATACAAAACAAATCACTAATGCGATCAAGTCAGTTATTAAAAACTGTATCCTCACCAAAGGAATTAAAGTAGAGACACTTCCTACATTTGATATTGAGTATCTGTTCCTTAACATCCGTGGAAAGTCTGTCGGAGAAACTGTTGAAGTAAATATTATTTGTCCTGATGATGAAACCACTCAAGTTCCTGTGACGATTGACCTTGATGAGATTAAAGTTCAGAAGAATGATGATCATACAAATCAAATACAGATTGATGACCAGATTACAATGGTTATGAAGTATCCTTCATTGGAACAATTTATTAAGAGCAACTTTGATTTTAAAGATCAAAATGCTATGGATCAATCATTTGAATTGATTGCATCTTGTATTGAATCTATCTGCACTGAAGAAGAAGTATGGGCAACTGCAGATTGTACTAAAAAAGAAGTCACAGAATTTCTTGAATCTATGAACTCCTCACAGTTTAAGGGTATTGAATCATTCTTTGAGACAATGCCTAAACTTTCTCATACGATTAAAGTTACGAATCCTCAAACAAAAGTTGAGAGTG